CTACCCGGTGAATTCGCTGATATTGAGGTCTGGAATTGCTTCAGACCAGACGATTTCGGCGTGATCCTTCTGGTAGTTTTTGGTCATGCTCTCACTGGCATGTCCGGCGATTTTCTGCCCGTCCTTTCCGGCTTTCTGATACAGGTGCAACGACAGCGCCCGCACTTCATGGAAGCCCGGCATTTCCTCTTCTTTCCATCCCTTATAGCAACCCGCCGCCTCCCGAGCCTTTTTAAAGGCTCCGGTCAAATATCGTTCTTCGACCTTTGTCCAGTGTTCCTTCGTCAGTGCCTGTTTCTGCTTTTTGCGGTCAGGTCTGCGGTGGATCAGGTAAGGCGAGACGATGTCATCGCGGCACCGGCTGATGACCGCCTGGAGCTCGTCGGTCACTTTGAACCGGATCCACGCCGCATCACTGGCCTTGGCCGTCTTTTGCTGTACCACATACAAACAGCCTTCCCGAACACCATCGAATCGCATGTTGAGGATATCGGTTCGACGCTGCGCAGTGATCAGCGCCAGGTCGATTGCGTTCTGCAGCCACGGCGGAGACTTCTCTCGGATGGATTTCAGGCCTTCAACGGTATGCCGCTTGCGCTGCTTCTTCTCGATCCGGTTGATGGTGCTGCCCGCCGGGTTGTCCGGGCACAGGCCCTTAGCCGCTGCGTGGTTGAAGATGTCGATCAGCAGGGCGCGGCACTGGTTGGCAGTGCGCGGCGTGAGGGCGTCCAGCATCTCCGCAATCATACGAATCGTGATCTGGTCGACCGCTTTACCTTCGAACTGCTTCCGGAAACGTCGGAAGTGAACGGCATATAGGCCCAAGGTTCCTTTCGCCAGTTCGCGCGGCGGCAGCACGTCGCGTTCGTATGCGTCCAGGAAGCCGGCGAATGACTCGGAAGTGCTGCCCATCACTGCGCCAATCAGGTCGGCGCCGCGCATGAACTCCAGATTCAGCTGCTTCGCCGCATCGATCGCTTTGATTCGGTCCGAGCCGAACTGGAACCACTTACCGTCGGTAGGCCGGCGGTAGCGATAGGTCGAGCGCCGCGAATCGAAGTACAGGTTCTGCGGAAGGCTCTTGTTCGCCTTGTTGCGCGGCCGTGGGACCATCATGCAGCTCCTTTCAATACCATCGCGACCAGGTCATTGCCGTCTGACCTGCTGAACGCCGTCCAATCAACGTACCAGAGTTTCCCGATCTGCTCGCCGGGTACCTGGCCATTGCGGATGTAGTTGCGGATTGCCTGGGGGCACGGAGGCGTGCCGTTCTCGCCCCAGCGCCGGCGCTGGAACTCACTGATCTTGATCAGCTCTTTTCTCATTGTGATGCTCCATGCCGCGCGTGGCGGCAGAAGGTGGTGAGGGGTTACGCGCCGGCCTTGGCCAGCACTGCGTCGGCAATCTCCATTGCTGCCTGGGCATCGTTCACATAGGCAGGGTCGAAGCCGCCGCACAGGTGGATGGTCGCTTGGCAGGCGCGCAGGTTCTCGCGGTTGAGCTTCAGTGCCGCTTTCAGCTCTTCCACCAGCGCCACTGACTGCCGGTGAAGTTCGACGTCGACCGGTGTTGCACCTCTGTGCCCTTCGGGATCGAGTTTTTCAATTCGGTTTTGCAGGCGGGCCAGCAGTGGTCGGTTATCAAGTGCATTGCTCACGGGGATTCCTCGTAATGGCGGCAGAAGGTGGTGAGGGGGTTATGCCGGCAGCAAGCCTTTCGCTTTTGCTTCTGCCCGGCACTGCTCGCGAAACTCTCGAGCTTTTTCGATTGCTTGCTGTTTGCTGGCGGCCTTCCAGGTCGGGCCGACTTGGATGAACTTGCCGCGCAGCTTGCCGCACCAGTGCTTCACGAAGTCGCCGTTCTCGATCTGGCAGATGGTGCCGGCGGATGCTTTCGGCGCCGTCGCGTAATCCACCAGCTTCTGGTCGTACGTTAATTCAGGCATGCGAATTCCTCGCCCGCCGTACACCGGCAGGCTGTTGAGTTGGGGGAGGGGTTAGTAGCGGTCGAAGAAGTTGCCGCCGCGCCTGACGAATGGGGTAGTCGCCATTTTCTGCGCGGCGTATCCCGCCTGTCGCAGACAGACCTGTTGGTGGTCGGCATAGCCGGTGTGCAGAACCTCGTCACCGGTAGCGCTGCTCAGGACAATCATTGCTGCCAGCGGCTCGCGCTCAACTTCGTTGCCTTCGATGTGCGCGGCTATGGTGCGGAACCAGTCGGCGAGCTTTTTGCGTTGCGCCTGGTTCAGCTCGACCTTCCTGTTGTGCAGTCTGGCGCGCGCCGGAAATTCGAAGATCTCAGCCATAGCGAATCCTCAGTTGTTGGTTATGAGTTCGGCGGGGACCTTCACGGTGGCGCCGCGCTTGGCGAAGACCATGGCGCGGAACACTGCGATGGTTCGGGTTTCGCCGGGCTGGCGATTGAACGGGTCGTTCGTGATGTCGGCCAGCCATGGGTGCCGGTGGCCAACATCGACCCAGACGCCGTACTTCGTGATCAGTTGCTCGGCGTCGGGCAGGGCGAAGAGTTGCAACTGACCGGTGTCGGGCTGCTGATCACCCTCGATCGCGTTGATTGCCCAGTCCAGCGCCGGGCCGGTCAGTTCCTCGGTGCGGACGCTGACCATGTGGTTCATCTCTCGCGCCTCTGGAAGTCAGTGCAGCGCACGATCACCTTCTGTCCGTCGTTCGAAAGCGGCGGCATGGTGGTGAAGGGAAGGTGGCTGCAATTTCGGTGGGCGTGGGTGCAGGTGGCGCACATGCCGCCCTTGGGTTGATGGTTCATCGCCACGGCCCTCGGTAGATGTGCTGGAGCATGAACAGGGTGGCGAGGATCATAGAAGGTGCGCTCCTGCTTCAAGCAGGCCGTCGCGGTCTTCGCGCAGGTTGTCGCGTTCAGCCTTGAGCTGGTCGCGCTCTGTGATCAAAGCCTTGATGGCTGTCGAGATATTCCGGTGGCCGAGGGTAATGGTGATGGCCTGGGCTTCGTCGAACAGCTTGACCTTCTGGTCTCGGTCGTCCGCTGCTCGCGCGGCCAGCTCTTTTTCGTGGATCTTGAGGCAGCGCTTGCAGGTGACGTACCGCCAGTCATTGGTGAGCTGCTCGTCGGACATGTCGCCGTCGGTGCCGCAGTACACGTCCTCTGGTGGATCCTGATCAGCCTCGGTGCCGCCGTCCCACGGGTAAAGGTGAATCGCTCGTTTGCTCATCCGATCACCGCCTTTATGGTCAGTACCAATGGAAGCAAGAAGAAGAGGGTGCCGCCGAGTAAGCACTTGGTGATCATGGCTGCGCTGCCTTGATGTGGGAGTCGACCCATTTGCGCATCCGCTGCCAGCGCAACTCCGGTGTTTCCGCGACCAGCTTGTAACGGCCATCTGCTTGCAGCTCATACTCACCGTCGCGCTCGTCATTCTCGAAAACAATCTCCGCAGCCATGGCCTCGGCGATTCCGAAGGCCTGCGAAACGCTTTCTCGGCAATGCGAGTCGATGCCCGTCATGTCGAGACCGCGCTTGGCACCAAGCACGCCGAGTGTGCAGAACTGGCCGTCAGCCTCGAGCGTGTCTGTGACCAGTCGCTTTTCCGGCATTGCGTCCATTGCATCGCGCAACTCGATGAGGAACGCTTGGCCGCGCTTCCCGTTCAGCGCCGACTTCACGGCGCCCCGCCAGCAGATCAAATCCCATCCGCCGCAATCGTCGCTGTATCCGCTGCGGCTCATGGCGTCACCTCACGGCGTGCCCACCAGCAGACCGGGCCATCGTCGGTGTCGTGGATTGACAGACAGAACCAGTCTTCGCCATCTGGACGATCCGGTTCCCAATAGCTGCAATTCGGATCATGGGAGTCGAAGTAGCGCTCCGAGATCTCGTCCGGCGCGTCCTCAATGCTGGTCATCTTCACGACCAGGCGCTGCTCGGCGAGCCACTTCTTGCACTTCTCGCCATCACCTTCATCAAATGGCGGCAGTTCCGGGTGCCAGAACATGCCGTTTTCATCGCGCACAAACGGCACCGGCTGAATCAGTTTTATAGTTTCCATGGGCGAGCTCGTCCTTGCCGCTATAGCGGCTGACTTTGAAGGGGGAGGGAGTAGTGTGGCTGGTGGAGTACGGATGTACACCTATCATGCAGTGGCGGACTTTTCCGCTTTCTTCTGCTGGCGAGCCCGGTGACGTTCGATTGGTCCATCAGGCAGAGCAGCGATTGCGTTGGCCGCCTTGATGAGCAAATTGCCTTGCTGCTCCAGCGCCTTTGGCACGAAGTGTTTGAAGCGAGAGCCGGCCGGGTAATAAGTGTCGTACGCCATGCGGCTGCACACAGTGGATGCCTCATGGAGGCCATTATTGCGACCGTAGGCAATCAGGCTTTCGCGCTCCTGGTTCAGCTCATCAATCCGCTGATCCGCTGCGTTCAGGCGCTGCTGCAGGGCGTCACGCTCGGCGGTAACCCGGTCGAGCTCTGTGCTGGCGACGAATTTTACTGACGTGTGACCGCATTCGCAGGGCTGCCATACGTCATCCTGGCACCACTCGCGCCCGTCGCCCTGCTCTTGGCAGGCCGGGCCGAGGTAGATCACTTTGAGTTCGCTCACTTCGAATGCCCCATTCAATTGTCGGTACCGGTGTAGGTGCGCCAAGGCACCTTCACGCCGTTTACGAGGAATCCCCAGTCACCGCGCCACTTGCTGGTGATGAATAGGGTGATGACGCCGCCTTCGGATACTTGATCGATGCGGTGGTATTCGCCGTGGTTGAGGCTGGCGGTGTCGCCCTGGTCCCGTTTGATCCACTCGCAGGCGTCTTTCATCACCCAATCAACCCATTTCTGCGCAGGGTTCGAGACCATTCCGGCCAGTACAGCTTTCTTCCATTCAGCGCCGGCGGGCCGCTGCTCTGTGTACCAGCCGCGCAGGATGATGGTCCGGGCGTTCCATGGGTGGTCATGCAGATCCCGATCCTCGTCCGGCCGCATGATGTGGTGAATGCGGAACGACCACGGGCACCACCACAGCGCCGCCTTGTGCGTCTCCCTGCTGTACGGGTTGAACAGCCACCAGCGGCCCATGTACATCTCGGTGCCGTCGGCGGACATGATGTGCTGGTACGGGGTGAGCTTGGCGCGGGCGATGAGCCAGTCGGCGATTGCCGGGCGGGCCAGAAGCTTGGCGACCAGGCGCCAGAAGAGGTTGATCATGCTGCCTCCTGCTGCTGTTCCTGGCGCAGCGCGTGCTGCACCGCTTCAACAACGCGGCGCAGGTAGGTGAATTTGTGGTTCTCTTCGACCGCCTTGCCGTCGAGCGGGTAATGCCATTCATCACCAAACAGTTCTGTCAGTAACCTGCTTTGATGCCAGCACTCGTTAGCGCTCTCTATGCCGCGCAGCTCGTCGATGTCGCGCCAAAGCTCTCGGGCTTCGTCTTTACTCAGCTCACCCAGCTCCCACTCATGGCGCCCTATCTGTTGCCGGCGGCGCTGAACGATGCACTTCTTGGCCAGCGCGTGGAGGGCGTTACCACTGAACACGGTGGAGCTGATCCCGCGATCTAGGCAGTTGAGGATGTAATGCCAATCGCAGTCGGCGACAAACTCCGCGACGGTGCGCGGGCCCATGCCACCCCAGTAGGCGTTCCAGCTGTTGTCCCAGCAGTTGATCGTGATCTTGCCCTGGGCGGTCTGATAGCTCGGGTCGGATTCAGTAGGGCAGTCGCGGCGGCCGAAGTCCTCGAGGAACACGGTAATCGGGTCAAGACGCGGCGCGCCGGTGATCACCAGCTTGGTCACAGTCGAGCGCTCAACCTTCAGCGGTTCGGCCGTTTTGTTTTCTGTGGGCATGAGGCGTCCTATGCCGGGGCATGCCCGGGCGGTGGAGGGTGGTGGCTTAGTTGCCAGCGTTGCGGAAAGAAAAGCGTCGTGACTAATATGGCGAACACCGATAAGAGGCTGCCGTCATGAAAACCGAAGTGAAAAAAATTCACTGCGCCGAGGGCGTTGAAGTTGAGTACGTGAGGATTGTTAAAAGGACTGCCCGTGGCTTTGACGTGGCGTCTATTCTTCTGAGCCGATTCAGCCTTGAGCAACAAGCGGCTTTTCGAGCTGAAGCTTCGAGTTAATCTCCGCAGAAACAATCAATGTCCTCAGCGAGATACTCGAAATCGAAATCTGTCTGCCGGGAGCGCTGCTCGGCAGACCAACCCATCGTTTTGTAGTCCGCGCGATCCTGCCGGAACACCTGGCCGAACCGCTCCTCAGTGCCTGACCACCAGATCACCCGCGACGGGTCATCAATGATGGTCTTGATCAGCTTGCCTTCGTTTTTCTTCCAGCACAGGTCGCAGTTGCCGAAGTCGGAATCCATGCCGAGGTCGAACGGCTGGGACGCCCAGAACGCGCCGACGTCCTCCTTGGTGACACCAGCGGTGTAGGACGGGCAGACGTTGTCCCAGCGGGTGCCGCCGCGATCATTGGCAGCCATCATTCGGTGATAGCGCTTCGGTTCGTCGTACCGGATGCCGACGATGCAATCCCACTCGGTGTAGCCCAGTGCGCGCATGTGCTTCTCGCCGATCTTCACCTTCAGGTACGCGGTGCACATGTTGTTCGAGAAGTTTGGCAGCACCGGAGTCAGGTTCTTTTCGGCCTTCCGGTATGCGGCGTAATACTCGAGCATCATCGTGAAAGGCTCGCCGTTGCGGCTGGCAGTTTCGAAGTCCACCAGCCTGTACCAGGGCGCGTCATCCGGCTGGCCGTACTCGCGGCACCATTCCATCCAGACGATGTTCACGTTCCAGCGCTTCGCAATCTGGTCGATGAAGATCAGCGTTTCCTCGCGCTCTTTGCCAGTGTTCTGGAAGAACAGGTGCACATCAGGCGGGAGGGTGCCGCCGTGTGCTTCGATGATCTTGTAAACCATGTGACCGCTGGTGCGACCACCGCTGATGCCGATCTGGGCCGGGCCGGTGATCAGGTAGGGATTCATAACTGCTCCAGACAGCCGATTGCCTCGCCGGCTGGCGTGATTCGTAGAAGTGGGGTATTTGTGTTCGGCCCGGCATGGAGCCGGTGGGAGAAGCTCAGTGGAAAAAAGTGAAGCCGTCCTCATCATCCGCAATCTTGCGGATTGCCTCAGATCGAAGCCGAACCAGTTCACTTTCAATGTTTCTGCAAAAGCTGTTGGGCAGAGCATCGTCAGCAATGGCGGAATTGGGATGGTTGTAACTGCGACCGGAGGAGCAAGTGGTTCTTCAGTGATTGGCAACAAAATCTCAGTGAGTAGCGCTGATGTTTCGATAGCTGTTGACGGAGCAAATGCCGCAATTGCCCAGCAGATGCAGGGTTTGACTGATTCCCTCGAAGAGATCGCGAAGCAGTTGGAGTCCGTGAATCCAGACACAGGCTACATTCAGAAAGTGCTTAACTCCTTCGGCGAAGCGTGGGTCCCTCCAATTATCACATCCGTTATAAGCACGGTTACCGGTCTGCTTGTGCCCTAGTTACGCAAAAAGCGTATGTCGCTCTTGGTCATTTCGGGGTGTGGATCTCGTCTTCAGTCTCCGGCGGATCGTCGGCGAGCGACTTCATGCCAGCCTCCCTGATCAGTCGCGACACCTTTTCGGTAACTACATAAGGTGTCGTGACACAACGAAGCATCTTGGCCTGAGTTTCGAAGTCGGCGGCGATCAGGTTTCGCAAAAGGTTCTGGTAAACCTCCTGCTGGTTGTTGATGCCGTGCGCTGCCATGACCCGCTTGAGGTCAGGCTTGAACACGCCGGCGATCTCAACCGTAAACTTCTCGACGCCCAATGCAGCGTCCTTTGCTGCAGCCTTCTCGCGCTTCCTGCGCTGCTTCTTGGCTTCCTCCGTCAGTTCCTTTTCCTCGGCCATGGCCTACCTCTTCAATTCCGCTGGCCGGCAAGTCCAGCCAGGTCTGTTTGCGGCGCTGCTGCACCTGTTTGCTGATGCGCTTCATTTTTCGGCGAACGTAATGCCGTTCTCCTGGGCGATCAGCTTCACGCGGCTGATGCGCATGTCGAGCGCGGTGGCGGCCATGGAAGCGGTCTTGCCGGCTTCGGCCTGGGCTTTCACCTTCGGTGCGTCTTTGTCTCGCAGTGCACGAAGCTTCTTGGCGTGAGGCGTGGTGCCCAGCACTGGCGCGTTGGCGCTGACGCCTGCCGGGATCTCCTTGATGTGTTTGCCGGCGCCGAAGAAGTCTTCCAGTGCGCGGTTCAGGTTGGCGGTGATCTCGTCGCGCGGATCAGGCAGTGGGACGCCGATCATGACCGGTCACCCGAAAGCGTTACCTTGATGCCGGCGGCGCGCGATTCGAGCTGCTGGGCAAAGTTGACCGCCTCCTTGTAGCTGAAGCGGAAGCCGCGGACCTTGTCGGTAGCCAGTTCCACGATGTGGAAAGCGTGCGCACCCTTCGGCACAACCTGGTAGCGAATCTTCTGCACGGGTGGCTCCTTGCCGATCAGGGCGTAGAACGCGGCGGTGGCGATGGTGGAGCGAATGTGCAGGGCCGCGACCCCGTCGACTCGCTGTTGAATTGATGGATGCATGGCGATTACCTCGATGGGGTTGCGTGTATTCGTCAGCACTCTGTGCCGCCTGCTGATTGCCGTTGGGCGCAGGGGGGAGTGCTGACGGATAAAGGCTGTGGGAGCGAACTGCGTGTTTTGTTGGTGGCTCTGTCTGCCAGCGCCCGGAATAGAGCGGCGCCGCCTGTGGGAGCGAAGCGAAGAAAAGGCCCAACTGGACGGGAGGGCCTTTTGGTGTTTCCGATGCAGTGATCTCAGATGGCTTGGTTTTTGGCGGGATCGTTCAGCGCCAGAACGCGGCGACCCCGGCGATACATCGCCATCGCTCACGGTGTGCACGTTGCGGATCGGTTGGCAGCGCGATAGAACAGGGCGGTTCTGGCCGCACATGACCCAGCGCTGCGCCGATCAGGATGATGAAGAGAATATTTATTCAGCCTGGAGAGATTCGATTGCCGCCCGGTAATCCGCAGCGTTGGTACGGCTGTTCGCCGCTTCGTCGTACTGGCCTTCACGCTCCTGAATTACTGCGTTCTGCTCGCAGTTCGTGGCATGGTGTTCAAGCAGATCGATTGCCTTGTCGTTCTTCATGGTTAATTACCTGCCGGTTGGAAGGGTGGCCAGCGGCCGGCTCACCACTGCCCAGGTGACGGGCTTTGCGCTAGGCTGAGCGCTCTCACACAACACAGCCTGCAAAGGAGAGCGAACTTGCTATGCGCAAATTCAAATTGAAGTATCGGAATGACATTGATGATTCATGCCCGAAGTACTACGAGAGCGCCGAGCCAATCAAAGTTGGTGATGCGATTCTTGTCGATAACGGCTTCTGGCACGGCGTTACGGACATTCGAATTCTGAAGAAAGATATTCAGCTAACTCTGTCGAAATCGTCTCAGTCACCAGAGGAAGCGAAGCTTGTAATGAAGCAGCTATCGTCCGACTGAGGACGATCGTCGCGAACTTCAAACAGCTATGCCTATCGAGTTCTGTGCTCGGATGCATCAGAGTCATTTTTGTTCGAAGACCTGGCTCACCTTGTTGCGCCAAGGTCATGAGCGCCGCCTCTATTCTTGCTGAGAGAGTAGGGCGCTCAACCTCCGGCAAATCCTTAGTACTGAATTCCGCCTGCCTCATGTCAAAACTCCTCTTGGTCATCCCAAAGCACCCTCGTTAGAAGGTGCTTCAGTGATGTTCGCCGCTGATGACCCGCAACTGGCGGCCGTCATCAGTTCAAATCGATTGTTCTTCCGACCGCGACATCGTCCGCCGGATAACTGATTCGGGGCTTTACGCTGCGCACCCTGGGACAGTTGCCATCCCTCTGAATCGTTTAGGCCGATTCATCGCTGCCTTGCTGAGGCCGGTGGTTATCCGGCGGTGACTTCAATTTAGAAAACTAAACAGAGATCGTCAACTTTTATTTTAGAAAACTTAACTGATGGGACGAGCGAGTTATTCGTCGAGATCGTTTTGCCAGTACTTACGCAGTGGAATTTGCTGAGGTATGCTCCTTAAAAACTGTACATCCATACAGCAATAGGAAAGCGCTCATGGCAAAGTCGAAGCCTGCAGTCAAACACGTAGTGAGTGGTTTAGAGCGTCTTGGTTTGCGCGTCTCAGCGATGATTAATCACCCAATCGCCCAAGAACAGCGGTGGGTAACGATCCACAGATTGGACAGCGATGGCGACATGGAATGGGATGAGGTGATGTCGCTGATATCCGAAACCGACGGCATCGAAATGACTTTCAACGACGATGGTTCGGTAACGCTGCGTTGGGAGGCATCGTCCGAAGACGATCCACAGGTTCAGGAGCGTGAAGAATTCACGCTGATGGATGAGCCCGCGCCGTTTTGAAGCAGCAAAAAGCCCGCATATGCGGGCTTTTTTCGAGCTGGCTACGGACGATCAGACCTTGCGGGCATTCCAAACGAGCAAGACCTTCGCGTGAATTACTACGTCGTCAATGCGAGCCGTCTGGTTCTCATAGTGCTGGTTATCAGAAATCAGCCGGTAATGGTCTTCATCCAGGCGCATTACCCGCTTGATATACAGCTCTTGGTGCCAAGTCAGCAGATATATCCCCTCGCCGACGAACTCCTTTATCCCTCGGTCTACTACCACCAGATCCTTGTCGTTGATGGTTCCCTCCATCGATTGACCCCAGCCAGTGACCATGGCTAAAGCCGTTGTCGACGTGTACGTCACGCCCTTTTCTCGCAGAATTTCTTCTCGCACGACAAGGTTGCGAACTGCCTCGTTGTACTCGGTCGGCACCTGACCGTGACCCATAGCACCACGCACATCATATTGTGGAATCAGGATCTCTTCCTGTTTCGGCTTGAGGCTCGCGAAATTCGCAGGTAGGTACGATAAGTTCGTCTCTATGGAGTGATCAGCTTCTTCGGCGGCTGCGAGCATTGTCTCCCGCGCCTTCGCCGAAAGCTTTTTCCCGGCGTTCGAGGCGAGCATCTGCGCGACCAGATCGGTAGTCGAGGCGCTCACAGTCTGCTGCCCATCAACGGTGGCGCCAGGCGAACCGGTGCCATCTGAAAGCCAGTCAGGGGAGCAATCAAGCACCCTGGCAAGGGCGAGTAAATTTTTGCCCTTCGCGCCATTTGTTCCACTCACCCAAAAGCTGACGGTCGCCTTAGAGACGCCAGTCTGTTTGCTGAGGTCGGTAGCGTTGAGGTTGAGCTCCCTCATTCGCGCCGCGAGTCGGTCTTTAAATTCCATATTTAGGATTCTAAACATTTCACTGTTTAGATAACTTGCCTTGTAGTGTTAAGAACTCTAAACTCGCCGGAGACACAGGAGTCAATCCATGACCTACGACGAAGCCCTGAAGCATTACCGCACCGGCCGCGCGATTAGCGAAGCGCTACGCGTAACAGGTAGTCGGGTATCGCAGTGCCGTACAGCGGGTGGTTTCTCCTACCCGATGCAGTGCGTTCTCGAGAAGGAATCTGGTGGAGCGTTGATCGCGAAGCTTGAAGACGAACCAGCCGGTGCCGAGAAGAACACCGCAGCCTGATCCGCCGAACAAATGATCGCCCAGGTATCGCTGGGCTTCCACGGAAACAAATTCGAGGTTTTACGAATGGAAGATTTCTTGAGAGCCACCCACGCGACTGTCAAGGAAGCGGGTGCTGAGGAACTGGCGGGGAAGATGTGCATGGCTCACGTGAGCTTGCTGCAGCGCTCGAACCCGGACAACGCCGCGCATCACCTGACCATTGAACACCTGTTCGGCGTGCTTCTTCACACCCAAGACATGCGCCCGTTGATGGCGCTCGCTGATCAATTCGGGTTCGACCTGGTGGCTCGCGAGAAGCCAGTCGCTAAGCCGCTGATGGTCGCGCTGGGTCATCTCTCCGCAGAGTGCGGCGACGTTGGGCGACTGATCTTCGATGCCGCCGCTGACAACCACATCAGCCAGCACGAAAAAGCCCAAGGAGAGAAAGCAATCATAGAGGCGATTGATGCTCTGCAAATTTTGCGGGAATCGCTGAAGGCGGCCTGAATCTCAGGCATAAAAAAACCGCCTGGCAGGGCGGTTCTTTCAACAACTTGTAAAACACGGTGGGGCCATTATGAACACGATCGTCGCTCCAAGCAATACGGTCACCATGTCAAGTCGGGAGATCGCCAATCTTACTGGCAAGCAGCACAAGGACGTCATTCGGGACATCCGCGTCATGCGTAAAGCACTGCTCGATGATGGCGCAGATCTGCGCCATCTTCATGAGATCAAGGATGGACGTGGATACACAGCCGAGTTCAACCTCGACCGCGTACTGACTGAAACATTGCTGACCGGCTACAGCATCCCGCTCCGGCATCGTGTCGTGACACGTTTGGCCGAACTCGAAAACGTGTCGCGACATGTGGCAATACCGCAAACCCTTCCTGATGCACTTCGTCTCGCTGCGGATCTCGCGGACAAAAATGGCGAACTCCAGCGTGTCATTGAAAAACAAGCACCCAAGGTTGCGGCGATCACTCGATTGGCAGCTTCTGGTGGGGCGATTTGCATCACCGACGCAGCCAAACAGCTTGGGATTGCCCCGGCGCGCTTGTTCTCCTGGCTTGAGCAGCATCGTTGGATATTTCGGCGTCACGGCTGCAAGCGTTGGGTTGCCTATCAGCCCCGCATTACTTCCGGGCACATGACTCACAAAGTGACTGCGCTCAAGCCCGATCCCGAGACCGGTATTGAACGCGCCGCCTTCGACCCGATGGTCACCCCCAAAGGCCTAACACGCCTTGCTGAACTTCTGCAGGAGGCCGCGTAATGGCCGGCGACTGGATCAAATTCGAACTCACCACTTTGGACAAGCCCGAGGTTTGCCAGATCGCCGACCTGGCTGACATCGATCCTGACGCTGTCGTCGGCAAGCTGATGCGCGTTTGGGGCTGGTTCGACCAGCAAACCGAAAAAGGTAACGCTCCGAGCGTTAGCAAAAAGTTACTCGATCGTTTGGTCGGCGTTACTGGTTTCTGTGAACACATGAAATCGGTGGGATGGATGATTGAGGAGGACTGCGTTATTGGCCTCCCGCATTTCGAGCGTCACAACGGGAAGACCGCCAAAAACAGGCTTCTCACGGCAAAACGCGTTGCAAACCACAAAGCAGGTAACGCAAAAGGTAACGATGCAATCGTTAGCGGTGCGTTACCTAAAGAAGATGTAGAGAAGAATAAAGAACCTCTCTCTGCGCGAGACTCCGTTGACCCTCGTATGCCAAGCGAGATGACCCTCGACTGGACGCCCGACGCCAAGCTGCTGAAGACCTATGCAACTCACTCCGGAGTGGTATTGACCTTGTTCACCGATGAGGTGCGCCGCGCATTCACCGCTCACTACGAACCTCGCGGGCAGGTGAACACGCAGGCCGAATGGGTGCAGATGCTGGTCAAGTGGGTTGTGAACGACAAGGCCCGCGCAGCGGCTTCGAACGTTACCCAGTTCAAACCGAAAGCCGCACCTACCTCAGATTTCGATGATAGCGATACCGACTGGCCGAACGGGGTGACGTCATGAAGACTGTTTCTGTGATTGCTCAGGATCTCTGGACCAAAGCCCAGTCCGGTGAATTCATCGCGGCGGGGGATGCGGGTCCGCTAGTGAGTGAAGCCAACAGCACCCTGGTAACAGCCATCAACGAGTTGTTCAAAGAGCTGCGTTCCATCCGCTCGGCGTGGCGCCAGGCATGGCCGGACAAGGAAACCTATCAGGCTTCGAAGCGTCAGTGGCTTCAGGCTTTTCTTGAGGAGGGTATCTGTACTCAAGGGCAGATCGATTTCGGCATGACCCAAGTTCGCAAGCAGCCCGGTGACTTCATCCCAAGCCCCGGCCAGTTCATCGAATGGTGCAAGCCGACCCCTGAAATGCTTGGTCTGCCACCGCTTGCCGCAGCACACCGGGAAGCGTGCCGTAACGCTCACCCAGGCATGGCCGGGCAGGGCAAGTGGTCGCATGACGCGGTCTGGCACACGGCAAAGGAATGTGGTTTTGAAAGCCTTAACAAATTGGACTCAGCCCTCAGTCTGAAGCTGTTCGAACGTAACTACACCATCACAATTCGCCGCCTGCTTGCCGGTCTTCCGCTTCAACCAATGCCAAAAGCACTGCCACCGCGCACCGCAACGAAGGCGACGCCGGAAGTCGGCCTGGGCGCCATTGCTCAGCTTCGCGCCACGCTGGGAGGTGCCCGTGGCTAATCCTCATCTCGTGACCACAAACCCGGCTGATTACCGTTTCGCAGTGCACTGCTGCAGCTACAAGTGGGAACTCACCGACAAGCCCGATCGCGCCGTCGCTTTGTTCGAACACTCGTCGGCCGCCTTGAAGTTCGGCCAGGTGATGTGGCCATCGACCTACGAGGTGATCGACCGCATCACCGGGGAGCGGGTATGCGCTTGACGTCGAAGAAACTCCGCGCTTCGGCGAACGGCCAGGACTGCACTCTACGCATGCCGGGCGTCTGCAACCACAACCCGGAAACCACCGTGCTCGCGCATTTGCCTTGCGGGCAGAAGGGCATGGGCATGAAGGGCTTCGACACAGTGGCGGTGTACGCGTGCAGCGCCTGCCATGACGTAATCGACGGCCGCGCCACCGGCGAGATCGATTGGCAGGACGTGCCGCGCGCGATCGCCGAAACCCACGAAGCCCTCATCAGGGCAGGAATTCTCACCGTAAAGGGGGCCGCATGATCGCCTTTCTGGAAACTAATCTTGTCCACTTTTATCTCGGCTCGATGCTGATCATGTTCGGCGGCTGTTTCTGGGGTGTTCGTCGGCTATCGCGCCGCGCCCGTATTGCGCGGGGTAATGGCGGATGAGGGCTTTCACTCCGAAGCTGTTCAAGCCAAGGCCTTGCCGTGCCAAACCAGTGGACCGGGAAGGGCTGGAACAGGCCGCGCTGATGCGTGAGCTTGAATTGTGTTACCCGGCAGTGTTCGATCTGATCTACCACGTCCCGAATGGTGGGCACCGGGTGAAGGCAGTCGCGGCCAAGCTGAAAGCCCAAGGCGTTAAGGCCGGTATTCCCGACCTGGTGCTGAGCATGGCCCGCGGCGGTTACTTCGGGCTGTACATCGAATTCAAGGCTACGCCGCCGAACGATGCGGCAGTTTCGGCGAACCAGCAGGAGCGCCTGCGCAAGCTGAACGATCAGGGATATCTCGCCATCGTCTGCCGTGGGCACTTCGACGCGATGGAGCAGATCCGCGCCTACCTTCGCCTCGCTCCTACAGTGGTGGCTGCATGAAGCTCGTAGACAATCAACACATTCAGTCAGAAGCCCTGAAGCGGATAGGGTTTCCACGAAACATGGATGCAGCAAGTCTCACAACTCCGAACTTTGATCGTTTACTACGACAAATGGACGAGCTGAAGGCTTCGGCCGGCCCGTTCCAAAATGTAGTGATCTGCGTGGACTGCCTGAAGGTCCATGACTGCCCATTTGACGCCAAGTTTGAAAACTCTTTTTCCCACCGCCGAGTGTGCGGGCATTGTGGCAGTCGACACGGTTTTCGCGACGTCCTCGGCCGCTGGATATCGTTTGCAAGGCCTTGGGCATTTTGGACTTGGGGTAGTGGTTGCTGGGCGTTTGATTTCTGCACAGAGGCGAAATCATGAGCACCGCCGCGGTGAAGATCACCGAAGCCGAGATCAAGCGCCAGGCCGCTGGAACCGTGCAGGACGTGCGCGACCTCGAAAACAAAGGTCTGTATCTGCGCTTCAACAAGGCCCGCACCGGTGGTTCGTGGTACCTGGTGCTGAAGGGCAAGTGGAATCCGATCGGCACCTTCCCCGAGCTGACCCATAAGCAGGTCGTCGCGGCGTTGCCGTCGCTTCGGCTGCGTCTGGCCGCCGGCGAAGGCGCGAGCCTGTCGAAGTGGGTCACCGTGGGTGAACTGCTCGACTGGTTCGCTGACCGGATGTCGCGTGATCGCAATCTGTCGACCAAGCGCAAAAATACCGGCGCCTCAATCATTAAGTGCCACCTGAAACCGCGCTTGGGCGATGAGTCGCTGATCAGCCTCGACAAGGCGAAACTCGACACGAAGCTCATGTGGCCGTTGCAGGAAATTCTTTCCATCGACTACGTGCGTTCGGCATTCCAGTTGCTGGCCCTGGCATTTCGGCAGGCCGCCAAGCTGGCGATGATCACGTCCAACCCGATGGCGGCGATCCGATTCAATGACTTCTCCAAGGCGAAGGTCGGGATCAAGCCGTCTCGCCTGCGCGGCGTTCAACTGGAAGGTCTGCTGCAAAAGTTGGCCGAGGTCATGCCCGTCGCGCCGCTGGATTCGATGCTGGCTCTGATGATGTTGTGCCACGGCACTCGGATCGGCGAAACCCGCATGGCGCGCTGGTCGCACATCAGCCTGGCCGAGCGCGAATGGTTCATCCCGGCCGAGAACACGAAAACCGGTGTCGAGCATCACCTGCCCTTGACCGAGCAGGTGTGCGCGCTGCTGACTCGGTACCGCGAAGGTCAGTACGCCCGAGGCTATGAGGGCCAGTGCCTATTCCCGGCGCGCAACGGCAAGGCGCTGGGTGAGGCTCAGGGCTGCGCCGTGTTCCGTCGATTGGGGCAGGGCGAGTGGACCAGTCACGACCTGCGCAAGGTGGCGCGAACTGGCTGGGCAGATATCGGCATTGACCACCTGATTGGCGAGCTGCTGATCAACCACGCCATGGGTCACAACGTGAAGGTGTACATCCAGTCGGACGTGATGAGCCGCAAGCGTGATGCCCTCGAACAGTGGCACGCGCATCTAGATCAGAAAGGCTTTGCAGCGATTCACGGATTGACCGGCTTTAGATTTGAAGATTCCGGTAATTCGCTGCGAGCCACAGAACACAAGGCCTGCAAGGCCATTGAAGAAACAACCATAGGCGAGGTTTAAAAATGGATAAAAAGCAGCATGGCCCCGCCTTTGTGCGCCGCCAGATCCCGCTCACCGATTGCCCGTCCTGTGCCGGGAAAGGGCTGGTGAAGGGCGTGTTTCATCAACTCGACTGCATCGGTTGCCATGCTTCCGGCCTGGTGCACGCCGAAACGCTTGAGCCGCTGCCAGTGGATGACTTGGTCGTTCAGCTCGGCATGCTGATCCGGCAAGAGCGCCACATCGCAACGCTGCCACGCGAGCCATTGACCATGGCCGATCTGTACCAGCAAACCAACACTCGCGGGCCTGGTGGCTCGGCCATTAAAGGGGACTGATAATGGGTAGGTATAAGGACGTGATGGGGACCCTGGTGCGAGTGCTCGCCGCCGATAACATCGACAACAGCACCAAGCAGTCTTGGCAAAAGCTGATTGATGCCGATCTGCGTAAGGGCGGCAATGGCAGCTCCCTTTCTCCACGCGACAAGTTCGATTACGACTGCTGCCTCTATGCATTGCTGCACCGTCAGCTTGAACCTGCGCAGTGGGATGTTCTGGTCGCGAAGTATTCGACGCACAAGGCCAACAAGGTCGCCGCGATTGGCCGTTTGGTTGCGCGCATGACCTCGCCAGCGCCCCAGCTGTTCATTTACAAGGCGCTCACAGCATGGGCAATTCCGAAGCTCAAGGGCGTTCAGTTGGGCAAGCGCTCAACCGACATGATCGTCCTGCCGGCTGAGTTCTACGACATGAACACTTGGGATCTGGCTGGCTCGCCGGAGCGCACGCGGCGTAACTGGCGTGGTGGCATCCATAAACGACTTGAGCAGTTGGAAGAGGCTGCGGTGATCCATGCCACCGAGATTTTCGATCGCGAAGAAATCTTCGTTGATGCCGCTTGACCATGATGGCCACTTGGCCGTAAATTAACCCCATCATGTCGATCTTGCGTGTGGTGATACTCAACCGCACACAATAGCGTTTAACGACACACGAAGCCCCGCCACCGAGCGGGGCTTTTTCGTTTTCGGGCATTGCCCAGGCCACGCAGGCCTCTTTTATTGATGGAGCGGCACATGGCTGAGCCGAGCACTGGCGCACTCGCTGTAACTGGTGTGGTCGCCAGCCTTGGCTTGGGTGCAGCTTTCCCCCAGATCGACCTGTCGGCACTTGTTGGAGCGTTCGGCGGAGCGTTTCTCTTCGTCGTAGCAGCGGACGCCATGCCAACTTGGCGCCGCATTGGTTATCTCTTCGCCGGCTGGATCGGCGGTTATTTCGGCGCTGCCGAACTCTTGGGGCTCACCTGGACCAAAACAGCGGGATTCAGCGGATTCGTCTGTGGCGCGATCTGTGTTGCAGTCGCAACCGGCATCCTCGAATGGATGCACACAGGCATCATGCCGCGCTGGCTGCAATGGTTCTTCCGCCTCCGGGCACGGAAGGAGAGTTAAATGGCTGCTGTCATTCAGGCCGCACTTTGTGCGGTCATCTTTACCATGATCGGGTTGCGCTACAGCCCCTATCCCAACTCACGCTACAAGCTCTCGATCTCGCTGATCGCTTGGGCTGCGTGTGCTGTAACCGGCATGCAGTGCGTGAGTCTGGTGGGCCGCATGGTGATCGAGGGTGAGTTTGCTGACGCGTCGTGGTTCAACACTGCTTTCTATGGGTTGGCTGCTGTTCTGGTCTGGCGTGCCCGCGGCAACGTCGCTCGCATAGTGCAGGTGGACTGAATGGCTACTTGTAGTGGATGCGCCGCCCGGCGCGAGTGGATCAAGAAGTGGAGCAAGGTGGCTTATGAGCGATCCGTTGATCTCATTGCTGGAAAGACTGGTAGTCGCTCAAGAGAGCACGGCGCAGTCGATGAGCCAGGTAGCCCAACGACTCGACCTGCTGATCCAAGCGATGGCAGAGGATGAGCCAGAAGATCCCGACGCTCAGCCTCTGACCTATATGGATGGCTCGCCATGCCGTTGAGGTCCAAGAAGCCATGCAATGCCCAGGGATGCAACGCGCTCACGCGCAACCCTCGGTACTGTGATGATCATGCGCACCTCCTCAAGAGTACGGCGCGTGCCAAGCCCCGCGAGAGCAGCACCAAGCGTCACTACAACTACAAGTGGCAGCAAGCACGCGCTGGCTGGTTGGCAAAGCATCCGTTGTGCCGCCACTGCACTGAGCGCGGACTGGTTGTGGTAGCAACGGATGTCGATCACATCATTCCCCACAAGAACGACATGACACTGTTCTGGGACAAGACCAACTGGCAAAGCCTATGCGGTCCGTGCCATTCGGCCAAGACGGCCTCGGAAGACGGCGGTTTTGGCAACGCGCGGCGCTGAAAACAGAAAATCGCCGCGAAAACAGTGAAAAACGGCTCGAATGAGACGAATTCGCACGCAGGGGAGGGGGAGGGTCGAAAGTTCAGGGCTTTTCGCTTCTAGACCGCGCCCTCAACTCTTTCTTCACGACCGCGAAATTAAAAATCCAGGAGTTGCGCGATGGGAGGCACCGCCACGGTCGCCGGCCGTGGTCGCAAACCCAAGCCGACGGCCAAGAAAGAGCTGGCCGGTAATCCGGGGAAACGCGCCCTCAACAAGGCCGAGCCCCAGTTTTCAAAGATCACAAATATTGATCCGCCTGAATGGTTCAGCGAACGAGCGGCCACCATGTGGAACATGATTGTCCCGGAGCTGCTGCGCGAGAACGTGGTGGCAATTACCGATCTGCATAACGTTGAAGCGTTCTGTAGCGCCTATGACAACTGGCGTATGGCGCAGGAGTCGATCGCGGCGCACGGCATCGTAGTGAAGGGCGCAACCGGTGGGCCGATGAAAAACCCTGCGCTTACCGCTGCGAACGAAACGATGCGCCAGATGGTGACATTCGGATCGATGCTTGGCCTCGATCCAGCCAGTCGCACGCGCTTGATCGGGGGAAACAAGGAGAAAGAAACCAACGAATTCGCCAACCTGCTGAGATCCTGATGACCAAATCCACCCATCCAAATGTCGACAAGGCGACGGCGTGGGGTCGGTCATTGCTTCGAGGAAAGGTTCCGGCTTGCCGTTACATCCACCAGGCGGTACAGCGTCACTTTGACGACTTGGCTGCCAGCCGCAAGCGCGGCTTCCGCTTCAAGTTCGATCCTGACAAGGCAGAGAAGAAGCTGAAGCTGATGCAACTCCTGCCGCACACAAAAGGCGAGTGGGCGTTCAAGCGGCAATTGATCACCCTGGAACCATGGCAATTGTTCGGCCTGGCGGTGACGTTCGGCTGGGTCAAAAAGAAAGGCGGCCACCGCCGGTTCCGTGAAAGCTACTGGGAAGTGCCTCGCAAGAACGGGAAATCGGTAGTAGCGGGCGGTGTGGGCATCAGCATGTTCGTTGCCGACGGCGAGTTCGGTGCCGAGGTGTATGCCGGTGCGACCACAGAAAAACAAGCGTGGGAGGTTTTCCGCCCGGCCAAGCTGATGGTGAGCAAATCGCCGATGCTGATCCAGGCGGCCGGTATTGAGGTTAACGCCTCGAACATGAACATCCCGTCCGACTTCAGCCGCTTCGAACCATTGATTGGCAACCCGGGCGATGGCGCATCACCGAGCTGCGCTATCGTCGACGAATACCACGAACACCCTACATCAGCTCAGTACGACACCATGCTCACCGGTATGGGTGCAAGACGGCAGCCGTTGATGTTCATCATCACCACCGCCGGCGCCGATATCGAAGGTCCCTGCTACGACAAGCGCCGGCAAGTCGTGGAGATGCTGGCCGGCACCGTGCCCGACGAAGAGTTGTTCGGCTGGATCTGGACGCTCGACGAGGGTGACGACTGGACAGATCCGAAGATGCTGGCCAAGGCCAACCCAAACCACGGTGTCTCGGTGTTCCAAGAGTACTTGGAGAGCCAGCAAGCCAGGGCGATTCGATCGGCACGCTTCGCGAACACCTTCAAAACGAAGCACCTCAACCTCTGGGTGAGCGCGAAATCTGGCTTCTTCAACATGGAAGACTGGAGATCCTGCGAGGACACCACGCTTACGCTTGAGCAGTTCGAGGGACAGGAGTGGATTGCAGGCTTCGACTTGGCGCGCAAGCTGGACATGAACTCGCGGGCACGGTTGTTCTGGCGGGTCATAGATGGCAAGACCCACTACTACAGCGTTGCGCCGAAGTTCTGGGTGCCCTATGACACCGCTTACAACAGCGACAACAAGCGCATGTCCGAGCGGTTCCAGGCGTGGATCAATTCAAAGCACCTGGACATAACCGACGGTGCCGAAATCGATTACCGCGAAATCTTCGAAGACACAAAAGAAGCCAATCACCAGGCGCCGGTTCGCGAATGCCCAATCGACCCACACGGTGCAACTGGCCTAAGCCACGACCTCGACGACGAAGGCTTCAACCCGATCACGATCACGCAGAACTACACCAACATGTCGGACCCGATGAAGGAACTCGAGGCGGCGATCACCGCGGGCCGGTTCCACCACGATGGGCATCCGATCATGACCTGGTGTATCGCCAACGTGATCGGCAAAAACATGCCCGGGAACGACGATGTTGTGCGGCCCATAAAGCAGGGCGACGACAACAAGATCGACGGCGCCGTCGCGCTGATCATGGCTATCGGCAGGGCGCTAATTCTGGTCAACGACAACAGCGGCAACATCAGCGACTTCTTTTCGAAACCAATCATTGTTGGATAACTCACCCATGGATACAGGCCTGATCCTCTTTATCGTGACGGCCATGGCCGCACTGTGCCTGTTCGTTGCAGGCATCTTCGTTTTGGCTGGTCTCGGATGGTCTCTTGTTGCTGCCGCAGCGTCGCTCCTTGGCGTTGCTGGCTTCATTCGCAAGGGGCTGACCGGTGACTAAACCACTCAAATCTGTGCTGCGTCAGGCTATGGTCAAGTCAGCAGAGCCAAGCTTGGTCAAGTCGTCGCTCGCTGGCTGGGTCGGTCGGCGAATCGGCCTGGGTGATAAAGCTTTCTGGAATGGCTTCTACGGTACTGATTCAGCCTCCGGCAAGACGGTCAGCCAGCAAACAGCGCTGCAACTGTCCACGGTTTGGGCCTGCGTTCGACTGATTGCTGAAACGTTGGCCACGCTGCCGATCGCGCTTTACGAAGATAAAAATGGCGTGCCAGTGGTCGCTACGACCCATCCAGTTCATCGCGTTATCAGCCAGCAACCGAATGCTGATCAGACACCGGTTGAGTTCTGGGAGTGCGTAGTCGCGAGTCTCCTGCTCAACGGAAACAGTTTCAACGAGCCGCACTGGGCTGGGGCCGAGCTCTCCTCTCTGGAGTTCATCTTGCCGCAAGCTGTATCGCCCCCGCGGCGGTTGAGTAGCGGTGAAATCGAGTATCGCTTCATGGATAGCCTGGGTAAGTCACACACATTGCTTGACGAGCAAATGATGCACACCCGTGGTTTTGGTACGGATCCACTGTGTGGGCTCAGTCCATTGGCTATGGGGCGCAATGTGTTCGGTGCCGCGATGGCCGCTGACGAATCGGCCAGCAAGATGTTCGCCAATGGAATGAAGTTGGGCGGGGTGCTTTCCACCGACCAGATATTGAACAAGGCGCAGCGCGAAGACATTCGTGAGGACATGGCGGCCAAATTCGCAGGCGCGGTTAACACCGGAAAGACGATGGTACTGGAAGCAGGGATGAAATATCAGCAGGTATCCCTGACTCCAGAAGACGCCCAGATGCTGCAAACCCGCGGCTTCAATGTCGAAGAGATCTGCCGTTGGTTCCGCACACCGCCTTGGATGGTGGGCCACACCTCCAACAGTACGAGTTGGGGAACGGGCATGGAGCAACAGATGCTGGGATTTCTCAGCTTCACGCTGCTGCCTTGGATGAAACGCATTGAGCAGAGCATCAATCGCCGTTTGCTGCGTCCTGATGAGCGCCGACGTTTCTACGCCAAGTTCAACCCCGAAGGTTTGCTTCGCGCTGATAGTGCTGCCCGTGCAGCGTTCTACAGCTCGATGACTCAGAACGGTATTTACACCCGCGACGACTGCCGGATCAAAGAGAACCTGGCACCCATGGGTGGGAACGCCGCGAAACTCACTGTCCAGTCGAACATGCTGCCCATCGACAAGCTCGGTGGTGACGCAGGCGATGCCCAGCAAGCGCGTTCTGCTCTGCTGGACTGGCTCAATGACAAGCCGAAAGGTAATTCAGAATGAAACGAAAAGACCAATCGGTGGCGGTGAAATACCGCTCATTCGACTACGACGTGAAGGCTGTCAGCGATGACGGCCTTTTTTCTGGCTACGGTTCCGTGTTCGGTGTGATCGACAGTTACAACGAGATCGTTGCACCCGGGGCCTTTCTTGACTCGATCGCCGAACTCAAGGCCAAGGGTCGGACGTTGCCTGTTCTATGGCAGCACCGCACCGCCGAACCAATTGGTTCCTGGGCGTTGGAAACCCTTAAAGAAGATGACCGGGGTTTGTTCGGCGACGGCGAACTCTGGCTGGCTGATGCGCCCTATGCGCGCATAGCCATGCGAGGCATGAAATCTCGGTCAATCACCGGTCTATCCATCGGCTACTACGTGCGCGAGTCGAGCTTCGACGAAAAGACCCGGATCCGCACGCTGACCAAACTGGATCTGGTCGAGATTTCCATTGTGACCGTGCCGGCCAACGACGAGGCGAGGACGGACGTTATCAAATCGAAGCTGGCCCATGGTGGCCTACCTTCGCTTCCCGAATTCGAATTGCTCCTGCGCGAGGCAGGCTTCTCGAAAACTCAGTCCGCGGTGATTGCCAATCGCGGCCTGCAGCATCTGCTCCGGAGTGAGTCCGCGGGCGACCAGGCTGAAACCCAAATTGCCAAGGCACTGCACGCGCAGTTGAGCCAAGGCCTGTCTCTCCCATCGTTTTGAGGATTCACCATGAATTACCTGAGTAACGGAGCTCGTAGCGAGCAACGCCAATTTCAGCGCAAAGAGCGTGCTGATGATCAGCTGGAACTGAAAGATGTTCTGGATGCGCTGCAAAAGCGTGACCTGGACATCAAAACCTTTGCCGAGAAAGCCGGCGAAGAAATCAAAAACCACGGCAAAATCCTCGACGACACCAAAACCATCCTCGATGGCTTGGTCAAATCTGGCCTGGGCCTGCAAGACCGTCTGAACGAAGTCGAGCAGAAGCTGAGCCGCCGCGGTGCAGCAAACGACGAAGGCGTCAAGTCTATCGGTGAGCAGTTCACCGACGGCGACGACTTCAAAGGCCTGGCGGAAAAAGGTCGCGGTGTTGCTCGGATGCGTTTGAAGGCTGTGACCAGCATCACCAGCGCCACTACCGGCACCGGCGGTGTAGGGGTTGCCATCGAACCGACGCGCGTGCCGGGCATCATTCAAGGCCCGGATCGTCCGTTCACCATTCGTGATCTGATCATGCCTGGCAGAACCAGCTCCAACGCAATCGAGTACGTGCGTGAGTCGGGCTTCCAGAACATGGCTGCACCGGTTGGCGAGACTCTGGCAAAACCTCAGTCTGACCTGTCGTTTGAACTGATCACCACCACCGTCAAAACCATCGCTCACTGGTTCCGGGCTTCCAAGCAGGTGCTGGCGGACGTTCCGTTGCTGCAAAGCTACATCGACGGCCGTGCGATTTACGGCCTGAAATATGTCGAGGAAAACCAGATTCTGGCTGGCAACGGCACTGGTCAAAATCTCCTCGGCCTGATTCCTCAGGCTACACCGTTCAACGAGGCTCTGCGCAAAGCGGGCGACACCAAGATCGACCTGCTGCGCCGGGCAATCTTGCAGGTGCGCATTGCCGAGTATCGTGCCAGCGCAATCGTCCTCAACCCGGTGGACTGGGCAGACATGGAGCTGGCGAAGGACAGCACCGGCAGCTACATCTGGGTCAACGTGCAGGAAGGTGGCCAACCTCGCATGTGGCGCCTGCCGGTTGTTGATACCAACGCTATGCCTCAGGGAGAGTTCATGGTTGGCGCGTTCGATATGGCTGCCCAGGTCTTCGACCGTGAAGATGCAAACGTCGAGGTTTCGACCGAAGACGCTGACAACTTCACCAAGAACATGGTGACTATCCGTGCGGAAGAGCGCCTGGCGTTGGCGGTGTACCGTCCGCAGTCGTTTGTCCACGGTCCTTTCACTGACCCTACGCCGTAAGGCTTCGGGCTCTCGCTAGAGGAGAGGCCCGGGAAACCGGGCTTCTGATCTGATGACCGACATCAAACTGAAAACCATTAAGGGCTTCGAATGGCGCGGCGCTTACGCGCCGCCGAGGTCAGATATCGAGGCCGCCGAACTGGATGCCCGCGAGTTGCTACGTAACGGGCTGGTCGAGGACTACACCGTGAAAGCAGCAGGCCCACCCGAAAACAAAAAGGCTCCTGAACTGGAAAACAAGTCGGGGCCGAAACCAGGCGCCAAGAAAAAGGCTGAGTAATCATGAGCGTGATCAACATTGAACTGGCGATGAAGCACCTTCTGGCCGAGCCGGAGGATCAGGACCTTGTTCAGTCTCAGCTGGATGGGGCCGAGGGTGCCGCGATGGCGTATCTCCAGCGCTCGTTCTTTGTTGATCAGGCTGCACTCGATGCTGCCCGCCTGCAGGTGCCATCTATGCGAAGCGAGGCTAGACAGCAATATGATGCCGCCATGGCCGATGCCTCTCTAATTGATGACTGCCTATTGCGCTGTGAAGCGATGAATGACGCAAAGTTCTCGCTCTCAGAGGCGCTTGATGCAGCCACCCGAGTAGCACGAGGAATGGTCATCACACCCAACATCCAATCGGGTTGCCTGTTAAAACTCGGACACCTGTTCGCCAACCGTGAAGAGGTGGTCACCGGCACAATCGCCACTGAACTGCCCCAAGCTTCCAAAGCTCTGTTGACGCCGTATCGCGTCGGGATGGGTGTGTGATGCGTGCCGGAAAGTTGAGGCACAGGGTGGACTTCCAGCGACCAAGCTTCGTGCAGGATCCGGTTACCGGCGAGATGGTGAAGACTTGGGTTGATGTCTGGACCAAGGTTCCGGCCAGCGTTGAGCCGCTGTCTGCTCGGGAGTTCATTGCTGCAGCAAGCACTCAGGCAGAAGTGACCGCACGTGTCGGTATTCGGCGGCGTGCTGGCGTCGACTCGACAATGCGCATCGTTCATCGAGGAAAGTTCTACAACATTGAAGGTGTTTTGCCAGACCCCAAAAGCGGACTTGAGTATCTGACGCTGCCCTGTAGCGAAGGAGTCAACGATGGCTGAGACGATAGAGTTCAAGCTTGAGGGGCTGGACTCTCTTCTGGGGAAGTTGGAAGCGGTCAGCTATGACGTGAAACGCAAAGGAGGGCGCGCCGCGCTCAGGAAGGCGGCTCAGTTGGTTGCAGGCGCGGCCCGTGACAACGCTGCGCGCCTCAATGATCCGGAAACCCGCACGGAAATAGCGAAGAACATTACGTTGCGCTGGAATGGCCGGCTGTTCAAACAGCGCGGTGACCTCGGCTTTCGAGTCGGGATACTGGGTGGCGCCAAACAGAAGAACAATTATCACACCAGGCGCGGCCGAGCGGGTGGCACCTACGAGGTAGGTGGTGATTCGGGAAATCCTGGTGGCGACACTTTCTACTGGCGGTTCCTTGAGTTTGGTACCGCCAAGATGGCGGCTCAGCCATTCATGCGTAACGCCCTTGCGGAAAACATCACTGCGGCTACAGATGCGTTTGTTTCCGAATACGAAAAGGCGATTGACCGCGCCATAAGGCGTGCAGCGAAGAAGGGCGGACGATGAAGTACCCACCAATATTTCAGGTTGCGACGGCTGACCCCGGCGTGACCGCGCTGCTCGGCGCAAATCCGACACGGCTCTATCTTTTCGGAATGGCGCCTGAAAAACCTGCTGGCACATATTGCGTCTGGCAGATCATCAACGGCGCGCCGGACAATTATCTGGCCGGTCGCCCGGATGTGGAGAGCCATGCGCTCCAGGTCGACGTGTACGCGGCATCAGCTTCAGAGGCTCGCGCTGCGGGCCAGGCATTGGAGTACGCCATCGAACTTTCCGCATCTATCTCCAGCTACAACGGGGAGGATCGAGACACCGAAACAGGCCTTTACCGGTACAGCTTCAGCGTGGACTGGATCGTCCGCCGATAACCCAAAACCCTGAACCAGCCCGCCGAGTGCGGGTTTTTTTGTGCCCGACATTTGGAGAATGCCATGTCGATCCTTTCCCAAGGAACCCAGATCTACGCGCTCGTGCCGTCTGCTGCAAACCCTGCAGTTTTTGAAATCCTCGAGATCGAATGCGCCACCGCGTTCAGCCCGGGCGGTAACCCTGCTGACCAAATCGAAACCACCTGCCTCAGTGGCAAGGTGCGCACCTACATGCGCGGCTTGCGCACTCCGGGTCAGGCGTCATTGACGCTGAACGCGGATCCCCGTAACGCCTCTCACGTGCGCCTGCATCAACTGTCGGAAGACGACAGCATCGAAAACATTCATTGGGCTGTTGGCTGGTCGGACGGTACGGATATCGAGCCGTCCGTTGCGGCCGCTGGCACCATTGCCGAAATCAGCCTCACTGCTGGCGGCACCGGTTACACGACCGCTCCGACCGTTGCGATCACTGGCGGCGGCGGTACCGGCGCGACTGCAACGGCGACCATCAGCGGTGGCTCGGTGACTGGTTTCAACATCACCAATCCTGGCTCGGGCTACACCTCGACGCCAACTGTTGCACTCACTGGCGGTGCGGGTACCGGTGCTACGGCGACAGCGGAACTGGCTGAAAGTAACGACTTCGTGCTTCCAAGCGGCCGCACCTGGTACGTGTTCGACGGCTACGTCTCCGACTTCCCGTTCGATTTCTCCGCGAACACCGTGGTTACCACGGCCGCAACCATCCAGCGTTCGGGCGGCTCCGCCTGGATTCGCAAAACCACGAACGTTTAAGGCGCCGCTATGCAGCTGAGTATCAAGGCATTGATGGAGAACGGGGCGTTCACTGGCCGCCCCGTCGAGAAAGAGATCGTCTGGGTCCAGAACGGCACCGAACTGAAGGCCACGGTCTTCGTTCGGCCTCTGGGATATCGGTCTGCTGTCAGCGACGTGCTTTCGTCGTTCGGCAAGCAGGACGGGGCGGCTGGCCGCATTGCCGCCTGCATCTGCGACGAAGCTGGCGTGCCGGTTTTCACCGTGGGTGACATCACTGGTGAGGCTGATCCGCAGCGCGGCGAGCTGAACAGCGAACTTTCCAAAGCGTTGCTCTCGGCCATCGGCGAGGTAACGCAGATGGGAAAGACGAAGAGCTCACCGACACCGACGAGCTCTGGCACGAAATCGCCATCTCGATCGGCGCAACGGTCGCGGAAGCCCAAGAGCGCGTAAGTCTTACCGAGTTCCGGAGTTGGGTAAAGTACCGCGCCAAACGCGGTTCGCTCAACTTCGGTATGAGGATCGAATACGGCACCGCAATGCTGGCCAGCATCTACGCCAACACCCATTCGCAGCATGGTGGTTACACCGTCGTGGACTTCATGCCGCACGATTCAGAGCGCCCGGTAACACTCGAGGAAGCAATGAAATCCTGGTGAGTGGCGTTCTTTCGTAAGCCCTAACGGGTGGTGTCACTTGGAGTAATAAATGGCCAATTCACTGGGCACGCTGACGCTCGATCTGATCGCGCGTATCGGCGGTTTCACTGCTCCGCTCGATAAGGCCGAAGCCGCCGCGCGCAAGAACGGCAAAGGAATTGCCGAAGCAGCCAATGGAGCTTCGCTGGCATGGAGCGCACTCAGCGAGGTAATTGCCGGGGCGGTGGCCGGTTTCTCGGCTGGTGCCGTTATCACCAGTTTCATCACTGAGACTCGCGACGCCGAAAAAGAGCAGGCTCAGCTGGCTGCCGTCCTCAAGTCGACTGGAGAGGCCGCCGGGTTCAGCCGTGATCAGCTGAACGATATGGCCGACGCCATGGAAAAGGCGACCACCTTTTCCGGTGGCGACATCAACCAGGCGCAGACCGCGCTTCTGGCGTTCACCGGCATCGTCGGCGACCAGTTCACGCGGGCGCTGAAGTCTGCGTCTGATATGGCGGCACGAACCGGAACATCAGTTGTTCAGGCTGCTGAGACAATCGGTCGGGCACTGGACGTTCCAACCGATGGTCTCGGGGCTCTGAGCAAGCAAGGCTTCAGGTTCACGGAAGATCAGAAGAAACTCGCTGAAGCCATGGAGTCGACCGGCGATATTGCCGGCGCCCAAGGCATCATCCTGAAAGCGCTGGAAGAATCCTACGGCGGCGCGGCGGCGGCTGCACGCGATACGTTCGGCGGTTCGCTGGATGCGTTGCGCAACACCGTTGCCGGGCTGTTGACTGGCGAGGGTGGTCTCGATGGGGCGCGCTCAGCCATTGAAGCGGTTAACACTGCGCTTGCCTCGCCGGCGGCCCGCACCGCGCTGGGCCTTACCGCTCAGGCTGCGACAGCGTTGGCGGTGGTTTTGGCAACTCGTCTTGCTGCTGGTGCAGTGGCCAGCGGCGCAGCGTTCGCTATGGCTCAGGTCGAGGCGGTGCGCTACCAGTTGGCCTTGGCTCGAATGGCTGGCGTTGCTCCGGCAACCGCTGCCGGCCTTGTGAGTGTCGGCGTCGCGGCGCGTGGTGCATCTGCAGCCATGGCGCTGCTGGGTGGTCCAGTCGGCGTTGCGCTGCTTGCCGCCAGTGCTCTGGCGTACTTCGCTATGAGCGGGGACGATGCCGAGGAATCAGCAACGTCGCTGGGCCAGAAGGTCGACCTGTTGAATCAGTCGTTCGACGGGTTCACGAAGAACCAGGCCGCCGGCGCGCTGCAGGACATCAATAAGGATTTGATGGATGCCCAGCTGCTCGCGATCGATGCGGAAAGTGCGGTGTCTCAATACCAGAGACTGTTGCGCGACCACCCTGACGACTCCCGTCAGCAGGAGTGGAACGAGGCTTTGGTTTCTGCTCAGGCTGAACTGGATGGCGCACGCCAGAAGGTAGAGGCCTACGGCAATCAGATCAAGGTTCTCAACGGGATCATCGAGTCACCAGTTTCGGTCGAGCAATCGAAGGCGTTCAAGGAACTCGCGAAAAGCCTGGACGAACAGATCCTGCTTTCGGGAAAGAAAACCAACGCTGACAAGCTGGCCGCACGTATTGGCGCGGGTCTGGTAACAGGCCTTAAACAGGGCGAAGGTGACCTGCTGGTCGCCAAAGCGAAAACCCTTGATGCCAGTGAGGCGGCGCTCGATGCCCAGAAAAAATACGCCGCCGAGGCCTTGCAGGCATCGAAGGCTGCTGAGTCTGAGGCGAAGGCGCTGGCGAAGCGCGGCGACGATGCGGCTACGGATTACCAGCGGCAGATCGCGCTGATCAACACCAGCGCAGAGGCGCAGAAGAAGGCCACTGAGACGGACAAACTCCGTTTTGAACTGGCGTCCGGCAAGCTGACCGGTCTGAACGCTGAACAGCAAAAGCGGTTGCAGGGCTTGGCTGCCGAGATCGACGCCTTGCAAAGTCTGAAGGTTGCGAACGAGGAAGAGGCGAAAGCCGCTGCATTCGCGGCGACTTTGAAATCTGCCAACGACACCACTCGTTCCGGCTTCGATATGGAGCTGGCTGGCGCCGGCATGGGCGATAAAGCCCGCGATCGGTTGCGGGAAGATCTCGCCATTCAGCAGGACTACAACCAGCAAATGGCGGATCTGCAAAAGCAGATGAACTCCGGCGATATCACCAAAGAGCTGTACGACAAGGAAACCGGTTTGCTCAAGGAGGCCTTGGCAGTGCGGATGGTGTTGCAGCAGGACTTTTACAACCGTCAGGACGATGCGCAAAAAAGCTGGGTCGATGGCGCGTCGGATGCATTCAACGACTACGTCGACAATGCCCGCGACCTGACCACCCAAACACGGCAGGCTTTCAGCTCCCTTTATGACGGGCTCACAGACGCGGCTGTTGAGTGGGCATTCGGCGCTGACATGACCTTCAAGGATGTCGCTACCAGCTTCGCGAAGATGATAGCCAAGATGGCCTTGCAGTCGGCGGCGTCGAACGTATTCGCCAGTGTTGCGGGCAGTGCGATCGGATCAGCGTTCGGTGGTGGCGGAGGTGCTGCAGTATCCGCAGGGAGTACCGCGGCGGGTTACTCGGCTGATGTGCTTGCGCAATGGCCGGGACTTTCTGATGGTGGATATACGGGGGACGGCGGGAAGTATGAGCCGAAAGGCATCGTGCATGGCGGTGAAGTAGTCATCCGCAAGGAAGTGGTTCAGCAGCCAGGCATGCGGCGCTATCTCGAACAGCTCAACAAAAACGGCAAGGGCTATGCCGATGGTGGATACGTCGGTTCTTCTGGTGGGTCTGGCGGTGTAGCGTCCGCGCCTGGTGTGGTTATCCAGCAATCGTTCGCGATCCAAGGTGCAGATTCCGGCACCACACCGCAGGATTCTCAGGCGCTCGGGCAAGCTTATGCTGACGTGGCGCGCCGTGGAGCCCAGCAGGAAATCGCAAAAGAAAGCCAGCCCGGCGGATCAATCTGGAGGCTAGTCAATGGCCGTTGAGACTTTCACCTGGTGCCCACTGATTTCTCCCACCAGCGCACCGGAGTATCGGAATCGAAGCTCTAAATTCGGCAACGGTTATGAGCAAGTGGTGGGGGATGGCCCGAACAATCGGGTTGATTCTTGGCCGCTGACGTTCGTCGTGAAAGAAGCCGTTGCGGTACAGATCAAAGCGTTCCTCGATCGCCACGCTGGCCACAAATCGTTCTTCTGGACACCGCCGCTGGGTGAGCTCTCGTTCTTTCGGGCGACCGCTCCAACCATCACCCCCAACGGCGCCGGCGTATTCACGCTTGCTACGACCTTCACCCAATCGTTTCTTCCATAAGGGGCAACTATGCCGCTGATCAGTGACATCCAGGTGCTTGAGCCTGGCAGCGAAGTGCTGCTCTTTGAATTGGACGGGACGGACTACGGTGCGGATATTCTGCGCTTTCATGGGCATTCAATCCCGCACACGCCCGCAGAACTGATCGCCGCCGGCGCCGATGCCGACCAACTGCCGGCGAAGGCGATCTACTGGCAGGGCAACGAGTACAGCGCCTGGCCGATGCAGATCGATGGCATTGAGACCAACGGCGACGGCACGGCGGTACGACCGACGCTGTCGGTGGGCAACGTCAACGGACGCATCACCGCGCTCTGTCTGGCATTCGAGGATCTGCTCGAGTTCAAGCTGACGATGCGCCACACGCTCGGCAGCTACCTCGATGCCGCCAACTTCCCAGCCGGCAATCCGACGGCAGATCCAACCCAAGAGACGATCGAAGTCTGGTACATCGACCAGAAAACGAACGAGGACGGGGAGAATGTCAGTTGGGAATTGGCCAGCCCGGGTGACGTGGGCAATGAGTCAATTGGCCGGCAGGCCACAACGCTGTGCCATTGGTGTCTCACCGGTGGGTATCGCGGGCCGAACTGCGGCTACACCGGCCCGTACGTGACCAAGGACGGCGTCGTTACCGACAACCCGGAACTTGACCAATGCGATGCCACGCTGGGCAAGGGCTGCATCCCGCGCTTCGGTGAAGGCAACCCGTTGCCGTTCGGTGGCTTCCCGGCTGTTTCCCTGATCGCACGGAGCTGACATGCGAAAGCACATCTTGAATTCGATCCAGGAGCACGCGGCGGCCGAGTACCCGAAAGAGTGCTGTGGGCTTCTGCTGGTGATCGGTCGCAAGCAGCAATACTTCCCTTGCATCAACGTCGCGACCGAGCCGAACGAAGAGTTCCGAATCGATCCCGAGCAGTACGCAGCGGCTGAAGATGAAGGCGAAGTAATTGGCGTAATTCATTCACATCCGGACGCCACCAGTAGGCCGTCACCGCGCGACCTCGCCATGTGCGAGGCAACGGCGATGCCTTGGCACATCCTGAGTTGGCCGGAAGGGGATCTGCGGACCATCGTCCCGACTGGTGATGTGCCGCTGCTGAAGCGCCCATTCGTGCACGGCGCTTGGGACTGCTGGCAGGTCTGCGCTGATTGGTACAAGCGCGAGTGGGGGCTGGAGTTTGAAGCCTTCAACCGCGCGGATGGTTGGTGGGAGAGCAAGGACAACATCAGTCTGTACGAAGCGAACTACGAGGCCGCCGGCTTCTACCGAGTCGACCAGCCGCAGCGCGGCGACATGATCGTGATGGAAGTGGGGCGCACCGTTTACCCAAACCACGCCGGGATATTCCTCGGCACTGATCCTGCGCTGCCAGGTGAGGACGCTGCAACGTTCGGCCCCGGGCCGTTCCTGCTGCACCACCTGTACGGCAGGCCATCTGAGGTCATTGTCTTCGGCGGTCCTTGGCTCGACCGCATGCGGTTGGTGCTGCGCCACAAGGGTGCACAGTGATATCGTGGGCCATTTCCCACAGGAGTGACCTGCATGAAAATGATCGTAGTGGCGTTGGCTGCAGCGTTGTTGGCTGGGTGTGCGACTTCGCCGGTGCCTTCCGAAAAGGCTGACCCTGTGCCGAGCTCGCGCTTGTTCGCATATCAGAAGCCGGCATCCGGTGACGCTGTCTTGATCGTTACCCGGGATTCCGGCTTTGTTGGTGGCGGCTGCAACACATCTGTGAACATCGACGGGCGAAAAGCTGCCGAGATTGGTGCTGGTGAAACTGCAAAGTTCTACGTGGCCGCCGGTGAGCACATCGTGGGTGCATCATCATGCGGCAGTGGGCTGAAAGAGCGTGAAGCAAACATAAAGGCTGGTGCCACCAAGAAATTCAGGATATCCATCGACTCATCAATGAGCATGGACTTATCACCCACGATGCAATGACAAAGCCGCCTACGGGCGGTTTTTTTATGAACGGAGAAAAGCTTTGAACAACCCAGCCATGACGACCATTCTTCTTTCAGGCCCGCTTATCAAGCTGTTTGGTCGCGTCCATCACCGCGAGCTTGGCAGCAAGTCCGTGGGTGAGGCATTCAAGGCGTTGAAGTGCACTATCGAAGGATTCGAAGGCGCCATTAAAGATCTTGAGCGCCAAGGGATGCGCTTTGCGATTTTCAGAAACCGGAAAAACGTAGCTGAAAAAGATTTCGGCCTCGGCGGAACCCAAGAGATTCGAATTGTCCCGGTTATTTCCGGGAGCAAGCGTGCGGGCCTATTGCAGACCGTAATTGGAGCTGTGCTTGTCGTCGCAGGCACATATTTCGGTCAAACTTGGGCGGTTCAAATGGGCGTTGCCCTCGTTGCTGGCGGTGTCGTGCAGATGCTCAGCCCGCAAGCAAAGGGGCTTTCTCAAAGCGCATCCCCAGAGAACTCGCCGTCCTACGCCTTCGGCAGTGCCAAAAACACCACCGCCAGCGGCAACCCTGTACCGATCTGCATCGGTGAGCGTCGGTGGGGTGGCATGATCATCTCGGCGTCAGTCTTGGCAGAAGACAAAGTGTAAGCAGGTCAGCAACACACCAACCGCCCGCGAGGCGGTTTTTTTATGCCTGGAGGAAAGCATGGGCGCTGCAGCACAGATCGATATCCACGGCGAGAAGGGCGGCAGCAGCAAGCCGAAGTCGCCGACCGAAGCCAGCGACAGCCTGCGCTCGACCAACCTAGCCAAGCTGCTGATCGCGGTGGGCGAGGGTGAGTTCGACAGCGTCCCGACCGATTACGATATCTACCTGGACAACACACCGATCCGCGATGCCAGCGGCAACTACAACTTCCCGAATGTGAAATGGGACTGGCGGCCGGGTTCGGTGGATCAGACGTATATCCCGGGCATTCCGTCCGTTGAGAACGAGACGTCGCTGAACATTGAGCTGCGCAGCGATTCGCCATGGGTGCGCTCGATCACCAACACTCAGCTTTCCGCCGTGCGCATGCGGTTGGCATGGCCAGCGCTGCAACGGTCTGATGACCAGGGTAATGTCGGCGGCTACCGCATCGAATACGCGATCGACGTGGCCACTGATGGCGGCTCCTATCAGCAGGTGCTGGTGGATGCGGTCGACGGCAAAACCACCACGCGCTACGAGCGATCGCGCCGCATCGATCTCCCGGACGCGACCACCGGCTGGCAGATCCGCGTACGCCGCCTGACCCCAAACCAGAACAGCAACAAGGTGGCCGACACCATGCTGGTGGCCGGTTACACCGAAGTGATCGACGCCAAGCTGCGCTACCCAAACACCGCGCTGCTCTACATCGAATTCGACGCCGAGCAGTTCACCAACATCCCGGCCGTGACCGTGAAGTGCAAAGCCCGGCGCTGGATGGTGCCGAGCAACTACGATCCGATCCTGCGCACCTACACAGGGACGTGGGATGGCTCGATGAAGTCGGCCTGGACCAATAACCCGGCGTGGATCACCTACGGCATCTGCACTGAGGACCGCTTCGGACTGGGTAAGCGTATCAAGCCGTTCATGGTCGACAAGTGGGAGCTGTACCGCATCGCTCAGTATTGCGATCAACTCGTGCCGAATGGCCTCGGTGGCCAAGAGCCGCGCTTCCTCTGCGACATGAACCTGCAGGGCAAGGCCGACGCCTGGTCGCTGTTGCGCGATATCTCGGCGATTTACCGGGGCATGACCTACTGGGCGCAGGGGCAACTGGTGATGCAAGCGGACATGCCGCGTGCGCAGGACTTCGACTACGTCTTCACCCGTGCCAACGTCATCGACGGAAAGTTTTCCTATGGCAGCGCATCGGCGAAGACCCGTTACACCCGGGCGCTGGTGAGCTACGACAACCCGGCGAACAACTACGACACCGATGTCATACCGTTTGCCGACCTGGATCTGCAGCGCCGCTACGGCGACCGGCCTACCGAGCTGAGCGCCATTGGCTGCACCCGCGCCTCCGAGGCCCAGCGCCGCGGCAAGTGGGCGATCCTCAGCAACAACCAAGACCGGACTGTATCGTTCAAGACTGGCATGGAGGGGGTGATTCCACTGCCGGGGCACATCATCCCCGTGGCGGATTCGCTGCTGGCTGGTCGTGAAGTGGGCGGCCGGATATCGGCGGTGGCGGGGCGGGTGGTCACGCTCGATCGCGATACCCAGGCCAAGGCCGGAGATCGACTGATCATCAACCTGCCGGGCGGCCGCGCTGAAGGCCGCACCGTGCAGAGCGTCAACGGCCGTGCCGTGACCGTCACGGTTGCCTACAGCGAACCGCCGGTGGCGCAGTTGCAATGGGCGCTCGATGCCGATGACCTGGCAATCCCGTTGTACCGAGTGCTGCGCACCAAGCGCACCACCGAGGGCGACTACGAAATCAGCGCGCTCCAGTTCGAACCGAGCAAGTTCGCTTTCATCGACACCGGCGCACGCCTGGAAGAACGCCCGATCAGCGTGATCCCGATCACCGTTGTTCCGGCACCGGCGAGCGTTTCGCTGTCGTCGACTTCATCGGTTGTTCAGGGGCTGGCCGTGGCCACCATGACGATCAGCTGGGACGCCGTGGATGGCGCGGTTGGCTATGACGTTGAATGGCGCAAGGACAGTGGCAACTGGATCAAGGTGCAGCGTACCGGCATGACCAACGTCGATGTGGTCGGTATCTATGCCGGCGCCTACGTGGCGCGGGTGCGCGCGGTGAGTGCCTTCGACATCACGTCGCCGTGGCGCAACTCGATCCTGACCAACCTCAGCGGTAAGCAGGGGCTGCCGCCGGCGCTGGCGTTCCTCACCGCTACTCCGCTGCTGTTCGGCATTTATCTCAAGTGGGGCTTCCCTGCTGGCGCCGAGGACAGCCAGCGCACGGAGATCTGGTACGGGCCGACGACTGATCTGGAAGCCGCGACCAAGCTGACAGACCTGGCCTATCCGCAGAGTGATTTCTCCATGCTCGGCCTGCGCGCCGGCGTGACCTTCTACTTCTGGGGGCGAATCGTCGACAAGATCGGCAACATCGGGCCGTGGTATCCGATCGGCCTCGGTGTGCAGGGTCAATCCAGCTCCGATGCTGCTGCCATTCTGGAGATGATCGCCGGGCAGATCACTGAAACAGAACTCGGGCCGGACCTGTTAGACGAGATCAATAAAATCCCGGGCTTGCAGGAGCAGATCGATGCGTTGGATGGTTTGAAGGGGTACGACCCCGAAGCCACCTACGAAGAGTACGAACTGGTGGTGCAGGGCAAGCGGATCTACCAAGCCACCGGCCCGGTTCCCCTCAATATGCCGCCACCAAATCCGCTGTATTGGCTCGACGTTGGGCAGACGGTCGAAACCGCCAACGGGCTTGCGCAGCAGGTTGCGACCAACACCGCCGAGATAATCGAACTCGACGGAGAGGTCACGGCTCAAGCAACTGCCTTTGAAGCCCTTCGCGCCTCTTATCGAGACGATGACGGCGCTGGAGATCTGGCGGACGCAATCAAGAGCCACACCAGTACCGCGGCGATTGCCTCCGAATCCAAGGTACGTGCCTCCGAGAACGAGGCAATGGCAAGGCGTGTGACGACCTTCGACGCCAAAATCGGAGAGAACGCGGCGAACATCACCGAGCTGGAAGAGGTGGTGGTCACGAACCAGCAGGCAACCGCTCAGCAACTAACTCAGCTCAGCACCACTGTCGGCAGCCAGCAAACGGCGATTCAGCAAAACACTTCGATCATCAATGACGTGAACGGCAAAATCACCGCGAGCTGGTCGGTGAAGATGCAATACAACTCCGGTACGGGCCAGTACATCGCCGCCGGTATCGGGCTTGGTATTGAAAACGGGCCAGCAGGATTGCAGAGCCAGTTCCTGGTGAGTGCCGACCGTTTTGCCATCGTCAACACCATCGCCGGCGGCGCCATTGCAGTGCCGTTCGCAGTGCAGGGCGGGCAGGTGTTCATGAACTCTGCGTTCATCCAGGACGGAACGATCACCAACGCGAAGATCGGCAGCTACATCAGCTCCACTAACTACATCGCCGGCCAGCAAGGCTGGATCCTGAACAAAGACGGCACGCTTGAAATAAACGGCATCGTCCCAGGGCAAGGGCGTCTGGTGATCAATTCACTGAACGTTTCGGTCTACGACGCCAACAACGTGCTACGTGTTCGTCTCGGCTATCTGGGGTAATCAATGGCGCTATTTGGACTGCGTGTCTTTAACGAGAGCGGTCAGCTTGCTATGGACACCAATAGCTTCACCTATCAAGTGATCTGGCAGGGCGTCATCGATTTCAGTGGGGCTGTGCCCAGTTACACGCTGAACATTCCTGGCTTCAATCCAGCCAATTGCGTGTTCATGATCATCCCGACGAGGGCACAGGACGTGCAGCCCTCGGAAAACGATTCGTCGGGCAACATCCGGTCTTACCCATTTGTGACTACAGCGGTCGGGCAGGTGGTCGTAAGGCCGAAAAACCCTTCATCCAGCGCCTCGACACTACAGTCGCGGGTCGTCTCCAAGGCCTATGCCATAAGGTTTGCGACATGAGCTTCGGATTCCAGAGCATCAATGACAACGCTTTCGTTCAGATCGATTCGGAGGCGCCGCGACTGTGCATGCTAACGCGGGGGTCTTATTCAGGAGTGGCTACTGCCGCGGCGACATTTCCGCGCGCAGTGACCAGCCAAGACCCTCCGCTGGTGTTCATTCGTCCGGATCAGACGGGATTGATCCAGGTGCCTTACTCAGTCTGGTTCACTGGTGGCCCGGGCAACTGGACGGGCTTTTCAATGAATGCTTCGAAGGTCAACGAGTCGCTAAGCGGCCAGTACTTCGTCGCGGCGTGGGCATCGATGGGCACGGCCACCTATGGCCTGCGCTTATGGGATCCGAACGGTGTGCTTTGTTACGACAGCGGGGCGCCGGCGGTGGTTGTGACATTTGCTGCGGGCAATTGGACATATCTCGGCGCCGAGCAGCTTAGCGTCGGGCAGCGCTACATCTGGGGTATCACCAAGGCGCTCGGGGTAGGTGAGTTTGTTTCCATCAACCCATTCACGATGACCTGCCACAACAACTCTTCAGGGGGCGCCTGTGCGCTCGGCGTCGACTACGCCAACGGCCGTATCCTGATGTACAGCCTCGCCTCGAACGCTTGGACCGATCAGGGCCACCGCCCATTCCTCTGTGCCAAATTGTTGGCCTGAGACTTTCATTTCTGGAGATACACAATGCCCTGGTACAAGACGGGAACGGTCTCTGTCACCCAAAATTCCAATGCGGTGATCGGCACAGGCACTGCGTTCATTGCTAACAGCCGGGTCGGCGACGGTTTTCGTGGGCCCGACGGCCGCTGGTACGAGGTGACCAATATCGCCAGCAACACCGCATTGTCGATCTCGCCGAACTACGAAGGCCCGACAGCGGCTGGTGGCTTCTACTCCATCATGCCGGTGCAGGGCTATCAGAAGGATCTGTCCGACAAAGTCCGCGAGATACTCAATGACTACGGCGAAACGCTGGCAGCGCTAGGCACCACTGGTAACTACGACATTTTGCCAGTGGCGAAAGGTGGTACAGGCGCCGTGACCGCCTCGGACGCTCTGACTGAATTGGGATTTTCGGATTTTGCGAAGACGTTGGTCGACGATGCTGACGCAGGCACCGCGCGCACTACGTTGTTGGCGGCAAAGTCTGGCGCTAACGATGACATTACATCGCTCACCGCGCTTACCACCGCGATTCCGATTTCAATGGGCGGTACAGGAGGGAAAACCCAAGCGACTGCTCGTACGGGTCTTGGTCTTGGGTCTGCCGCGATAGTTGACGTTGTAGGTTTGATGTCTAACAACGCAATTATTGAAAAGGGAACCAGTGCAGCGGGCGATTGGGTTAAGTGGTCTGACGGAACAATGATTTGTACTTTCAGGTACACCGGGAGTCTTGGGATTAACATTGCTTACGGTTCTGTTTTTTACGGGGACTTCCCCACTTTGGCGTTTCCCCAGGCTTTCGTGAGTTTGCCTTCCATTGCCATGAACGTAACCTTACCCGGCGGAGGGGCGTGGGTCGGGAGACAGAATAACGGAAGTCTGACAACGACGGGCTCGTCCATCGTGGTGTCACCAGTAACTCGGGGCGCAACCACAGTCACGATGGAGTACATCGCCGTTGGCCGCTGGAAATTATAGAATGGAGAAAGTTAATGATAATTAATTTAATGCCACAGGGGCGTGAAGACCTGCTTGAAGTAACTAAGCATGGAGAAGTACTTACAGTTAATGGGGTAGATTTTGACCTGTCACCAATAGGTGAGGGAGATACCCTCCCGGTAACGGCTATAGATTCACACTGGTTCCTAGATAAAGTAGAACGTAATCGGGGAGTGCTGGAACTGACTTTACTGTTACCAATACCTTGGAACTACAGCCAAGAGCAGGCTTTCCCGGTTCCTCTTGTGGACTTACCCGACGGCCGCGTGATTTTTCCAGCGCCCTTGCCAATTTCCGAAACCGAATCACCGGCGGAGATGGGCCAATGAGTATCGACTGGAGCCAGCTCATCACAAAGGCGATGAAGGACGCAGCGATTCAAGCTGCGCAACTGTCTGCGGCAAAGGCAGATCTCGCGGGACGCAATGCCAGGGCGCTCACGCAGATCGCGCGCATTCAGGACCGTGTCGATACGATCGGTTTTGGCATCGATATCGGCGAGGCAACCACAGAGGACGAAGCTGAACAGACCGCATTGCTGCTCAACTTGAAGGCGTGGAAAACGTACAAGTTCGCACTGGGCAAGGTCACCGTGCAGCCGACTTGGTATCAGGCGCCGGTATGGCCCGTTGAGCCACCGATCCCGGAAATCATAGCCGCACCTCTGCTGACCGATCCCGACGCGGCCTGAGTCGAACCGAACACCGCAACCCGCCATCGAGCGGGTATTTTTTTGCCTGGAGAAAAGTGATGCCAGTAACCGAGAAAGACCGCGACATCCTCGCCCGCACGATTTGGGGCGAGGCGCGAGGTGAGGGACCGGCCGGCCAAGTGGCCGTAGCCTGGACGATCCGCAACCGTGTGTTTGATGGAAGGGAAAAGTCTTGGTGGGGTGAGGGCTACGCCGGCGTTTGCCAGAAGCCGTATCAGTTCAGTTGCTGGAACAAGACAGACCCGAACTATCAGTTCCTGATCGGCGTGAAGCAGATTCCGTTCCGCGAGCTGGCGCAATGTCGCATCGCTGCTGATCAAGTGATCGACGGCAAGGTGCCTGATCCTACCGGCGGCGCCACGCATTACTACGCAGCCAGCATCAAAGCGCCAGTCTGGACGGTGAAGGCAAAGCAGACGCTCAAACTGGGCGGGCACGTCTTCTTCAAGGATGTACCGTGATGATCGTTCCGTGGAAAGCGGTCGGCCTGCTGACGCTTTTTCTCGCCGGCTTCGGCAGCGCCTGGCAGTTTCAGGACTGGCGCTACGGGAATCAATTGGCCCAGCAAGACAAACAGCACGCCGAAACCCTCAACCAGCTTACACAGGCGGCCGCCACCGCGCAGCAGGCCGAGCAGGACAAGCGTCTGGCGCTCGAGCAGCGGCTGGCGGCCAGCGAGCAAACCCACTTCAGGAAAATGACCGATGCCCAACGTGACCAAGATCGCCTGCGCGATCGCCTTGCCACTTCTGATTTGCGGCTGTCAGTCCTCCTCGATGCAACCGACGCTGCCAAAGGCTGCGACGTGCCAGCCACCACCGGCGCCGGCGGCGTGGATCATGCAACCGTACGCGCCCGACTTGACCCGGCGCATGCTCAACGAATTATCGCCATCACCGACTCCGGCGACCGTGGACTGATCGCCTTGCAGGCGTGTCAGGCCTACGTTCAGGAATTGTCCCGCTGATGAGGGAAGCGGTCTTTGAACGGACTGTCTCCGCTGAGGATCCGAATCTGGGTTCGCAGCTCGGCTATGTGCTTGTCCTTCGCCATCAGCTCCCAGTTGCTTTTGGTCTCGATATCGGTAGCACGCCGGCTGGCATCCGACGTTTCTGACTTCGCAACGCCCAATTGAGAGCGGAGGGTTTCGCACTCGGCCGACGCGGCAGCGTGCATCTCAACCAGCTTGAATATCCGCTCCCTGGACTGTTGCAACTGAAGGTTCAGTTCCTCGAACTCATTTTCATAGAGAGCCAACTGGTGCCGGCAAGTTTCGAGCGGGGTCGGGCAGCCGAGCCAGTCGTCGGTGTTTTCGATATCGGAGGGATCCACGGAGGCGCCTTGCTTTGTACTGTTTGGATATACAGTAATCGAGACAAGACAAACCGGCGAGGTTGAGGCGACGAGCTGTAGTATTTTTGATTTGGTGTACGTCGGCAGGAAGCCGGGGAGGGTGTGCGCAAAACCTCCTCTGGAGGCCGCGTGTTTCCGTTTGCATAAGCACAAAAAATCGGATGTTTTGCTATGTAATAAAGTGGCTATTATCCTTTTAAAACAATAGCTTGAGTTGCTACAGTCCCCAGCATGGGGTGCTAGGGGTCGAGTGTTCGAATCACTCCGTCCCGACCATAATTTCTGAGTAGAATCATACAGTTAAGCCGATCAGATGGATCGGCTTTTTTGTGCCTGCGCGAAACTACACAGTGATTTCTTTAATAAGATCTGGATTCGCTCCGGCTTGGCGATCTTTGCTGAATCCTTCAGTTCAATCCCGTCTATGCGTAGTAGAGGTTCAGCGCAATCAGCTCAAACACAGCCACAAATACGCAGAACGCAACGAATCTTCGGGTAAACACCCGGCGAGGCTTTTCATAGCCTTGATAGTTACTGAATGCGCTGCAAAGGTTTCCCACGAAATCAATAAAGTCCATCAGATCTGCATCCTCGCCTGCGTGCTTCAT